TTATAATAGGTGGCTTTCTGCATCAGTGCCGTTTGGTTGGCGGTCAGCCTGTCGTTGTCCGTCTGTAACGCTCTATTTCGGAGATACAGAGCCGAACACAGACAGACCAACACCACCATAGCAATAGTTACCCACTTTCTCATTTCGCCACATTGTTAATGTAGTCAATGATACCCTCAACGTGGAGTGTGGTTATTGCAGTCTTACCCTCTTCCGAAAGCAAGAAGTCCACATCTTCCTTGTTATCTTGGAATAGGTTTTCCGTCAGAACTGCGGGGCAAAGCGTATCACGGCAAATGGCAAGGTTTTGTGTGATGTACTTTTCGTTAGGCACAGCACGGTTGCCTTTCAAGCCAAGCTCAATAGCCTTATTCCACAGACAGGCAGCAAGGCGTTTGCTGTTGGCGGAGGCGTTAAGTCCGACATGAGCGGTAAAGCCCCTTGCACTGTACCATTTGCCATTACTGCCCACGGCATTGTTGTGAATACTCACCACAAGGACATTCTTAGAACCCACCATGCGGCATATATCGTTCACTCGCTTGCAACGAATGGAAAGCGAAATGTCAAAATCTTCTGGCACTATGCGCTCAACATCGTAGCCTTTACACTTGAGGCATTTCTCCACACGCTTTGCAATCTCCCTTGCATAGGCGTATTCATGCAAACGACCATCGGGCGATTGCTTGCCCGTGGTGTTCACCCCATGCCCGTTGTCGATTAAAATTTTAACCATAATATATAATCTACTTAAAATGTTGTATTATCTTGCATATAATTTTACGCACAAATTGTATTTATGCGTTCAGCCGTTGGTAGAAGTCGGTTTTGATGTTGTCGTATGCGAGCTTAACGTTAGTATAGGCACGGGCATTGTTTGCACCGTCCTCATTGTAAATCTCACCCTCCACCACCTTTGCCACATCCTCAACCCAATCAGCACTACAATATTCAGAGATTGCCTTACCTCTGTATGTGAAAGGGTCAAAACGGCTGTTACGGTCATTGTGGATAACTTGAAGTGACTTGCGTATCTTTATGGCTGTCGCTTCATGGTCTATGATGTGGTTTTCCTCACGCACACGCTTTATAAGCCTACATACTTGCTCAATGGATAGGTCAAAGGCAAAGCCAGTGAGGTTGCGTATTCTCAACTGTGTTTCTGTACGCAACCCCTCGGAAATGTCCTGTAACATATCATTCTGTGCGTTTGTGGTCTTGGCAAGCTCTTGGAGGCTCTCCTTGTTGTCTTGCATCATTTGGTTTATGATAGCTTTGAACCACTTGAATATTGCCACCATCATTGCAGCCGACAACAGCAAGAAGAAAGCAGCCGTAACCGCCATCATACCGAAATCGCTTATTCCATGCGCAACGGTTGTTACATCTGTCGTGTTCATCGGCTTCTTCTGTTCTTGGTACGTTTGTAAAACTCAAAGTTCTCCCTATCTTCCTTGGTTATCTCGCTTTTAGGCGAGAATACACGGAAGCCGTACATATTGCCATAACTCACTACCTTAATAATAGCACGGAATGGATAGTGTCGCTTTGGATTGCAAAACACCTCTTTCAGTTTCTTGCTGTCCGTGAAGAAAGCAGACCTATTGTAACCCTCTCCATAAGCCACAAGTGTACGGTCGCCATTTTCGGTTGCTCTGTTCTGCCAACCCGTGAACACCATTATCTGATTGACAACCGCATCCACAGATGTAAACTCGCAGTCGAAAAGGTCGCTGTTTTCGTTGAGGTCTTCAATGAAATCTTCTATCTCGTTCATATTCATAAGTCCATTGGAATGTTGAGGGTTTCACAATCGCTGTCTATCATCGTGCGGATTGCAAGACGGTCTTTCAAGAAATCCTCATAGGGTTTCTTGAAAGAGTCATCCATCAAGCCAAGTGTGGCACTCTGATACTCGTTCACCAGCTTGCTTTCGGTCTTAGCCGGGTATTTTGCAGTGATTAACGTGCTGAAAATGTTGTCAGCAGTCTTTGGGTACTCCACACGGAGGCTGTCGTACTGCCACATCTTGCCTGTCGGAGTTTCCCCCTCCTCGGCTATGTGCGTACCGCCCATTTCGTCTGCCACAACATCCACTTCTTTTATGTTGTGGTTGTAGAGAAATGTTCCCTGTCCGTTGTTGTAAGGGTCTATCACTTGCGGACGCTGTTCTGACAAAAGACCCATTGATAAAATGCTTGTGTCCATAGTTCGTAATTTTATTAAAGACATTCTTTTTGTGTACCTCGCTACATCTGCTTATCCAACCATATTCAGATGAAAAGAGGTGCTTTATATCACTCTCATCTTTAATAGGACATTTCTTAGCGATAATGGATGCCTTGCGGTAGAACTTCAACAATATGCTTTTTCTAAGCAATACGTTGTAGTGGTTCTGCAAAAAGCCGACATAATCAATGCCTCTATCATCAACGGGGAATATCTGCCAGTTTGCCTTATACTCCACTTTCAGCTCGGCAGCGAGATACAAGCCTGTCATGTCAAGCACGTAGTGCAGTGCTTCCTTGCTCTCGCACAGGAAAACCATATCATCCATATAGCGGAAATAATACAGTTTCACTCCAAATCTGCGTAGGATGTAAGGTGCCAGAACTTCCTTAACCCAATGGTCAAAGAAAGCCAGATACAAGTTGGCTAAGTATTGGCTTGTGTAGTTCCCTATCGGCAACCCCTTGTCTTTACCGTTACTGTCAATTATCTTATCTAACAGGCGCAACATCTGAATATCCGCTATTGTGTACCTTATCACAATCTTCAATGCGGCATGGTCAATGTTGTCATAGAACTTGCGGATGTCCGTTTTCAGACAAAAGCGTGTTCCTTTCTTATCACGCATAAGCGCACTGCGTACATCAAGCATACACTTGTGTACACCACGCCCTTTGATGCAAGCGTAGGTGTTTTCAATGAATAGATGCGTCCAATGCTCGCCTAACACATTTATCACGCAATGGTGAATGATGCGGTCGGGAAAGAATGGCGCAATCATCAAGACACGTTCCTTGGGGTCATGTATCTTTCTTTCCTTATACTTGCCGGGTACATACGTTTCATACGCCAACATCTCATACAATTCATCAAGCCTTTCGCAAATATGCTCGTTGAAATCGCTAATCTCACTGCGTTCACCTTTGCCATGCTGTGCATTGTATTGAGCCAGACACAAGTTTTCGTTTGTGTAGAGCAAGTGATATACGTTCTTCAACTTCTTGCTTGGAGAACAAGCCAGCTTGCCTGTATCGCCAATGTAAAGACCGCAATCCTCAAAGTCGGAGTATTGATACAAATATGTATTTGCGTTCATCTACTATATGTGCCGTTAGTCTAATACAGAGCTTTCAATTTTCTTACTCGCACCGTGTTAATCACTATTTTTCTACCAAGAGGTAAAGTGTCGGCAGCTTCAGTATCTTATTTCTCAATTGAAACCAAACGGTAAAAGCGGAAGCCACTGTGCGCATTCGAGTTCGAGGAACGATTATTCGCATTCAGATAACCGAAACCCGCATTCGCACCATTATTCGCATTAGCAGACAGGAGGCAACCCCAAACTACCGACACTTAAAATATTTTGTTTTAATATTTCCTGTTTATTCTCTCACTCACTTTGCCCCGATTTTCGTTGCGCCGTGAACCGTTTTTGCAGTCTGTCAAAAACGGCACAAGCGGAAGCCACAGTGCGCATACGAGTCCGAGGAACGAGTATTCGCAAGCAGACAACCGAAACCCGCATTCGCACCAGAATTCGCAGTAGCAGACAGGAGGCAACCCCACCATCCACTTGCTGTTCTGCCCGGATGCCAATAGTAATCACAAGCACCTTGATTGCTGCTACCACCTATTGCATCGGGGAAACAGATACCATTCGTTGATATGGCGAAGTGTAGGATATAGCCACTATCACGGGGCAAATCACACATTTCTTCATATCCATCGGGAACGGTTGTTGCGTTGTCTGAATGTGAGGTGAACTTTGTAGGGTCTTGGCACAGGTAAGCGATACTACGACCGCCCTCTGTATCGGGGATATGCCGTATCAGCACATCATCAGCCAACAGCCAAAGATACTCAAAGGGTGCTTCAAGTCCACGGTAAGATGTTACATACACGGTCTTGTCGCCACCCGTCCAACCTTTGATTACATAAGGTATGCGTCCTGTATTGTTTCCAAGCGTTGCAGTAACTCCACAAGGCACGAATGGATTGTAACCACCCCATGTATTCCACTGACTACCATCAACAGCGGGACCACTGCCCAAACCGCCCTGTCTGAATCCGTCAGCGGTCAGCGTTTCGTTGTATGTGTCTTGGCAATGCAAAGAGGCATACTCTATGCGCTGTAACCATGCTATTTCTGTATATACACGATACACGCCAAGGTGAGTGCCATTCTTGCACAAAGGTCTTGCTCCAGCCTTGCTGATAGATGTTCTTGGCATACCAAGCATAGAATGGTATGTACCATCCCAAGCCGAATTAGAGCCGTTGCCACCACGGAAACGTGCGGCATTGTCCGCCAACTTCAATATGCCCTCATCATCACGCAAAAGTTCATCGCCATTCCATTGCAACCAACAGCCAGACACGGCAATGTTATTGTCACGGTCAATGGTAGCGCACCAAGGCGAGCAAGTCTTGCGTGTCATTTCCACAAAGCCGGGCAAAGGATATTCAGAAATGCCATACACCCACTTTGTACCCTCGAACTCAACACGCAAATAGTATTTGGGTTTCTCCAACATCACGTTTCCATCCGTGCTGTCAATGGTAGCCTTTGCGCCCGAATCCTTTTTACGGCTGTCGTTTTGGTGCAAGTAGTATTTTACAGAGCCGTCCGTGTTTTCCACGAAACGCCTCAACTTCTTCTGTATGGGTAACGTGCGGTGCAAGTCAAGGTTTCCAACCCTTGTGAGCTTGTAGTCCTTGCTTGTCAAGTCGCCTTGCACACCGTACCACATATCGTAAGGATATTGTGGCTTTGTAGAGCCACTGCCTAAAATCAGTCCCATGCGCTTATACAATTTTATTTGGTTGTTCACTCGCTCCCCAATATACATCAAACTTGCCCAAGTCAATAGCGTTTGGGGAAATGTACGCTATCATTGCGGGCGTCCAGTCGCCAATCGGCACAGGCAAAGCTCCAACCGCTTTGTCACCTATCAGCCTACATTCAAGCAGTGTGTCGCTCAACATCGTGTTTCCCTTGCTACGGACATACACGGAGAACGGCACACCACCTTTCAATGCAAAGCCTTTCGACAGGTCGGTTATGCTGCCTTTGGCTATCAGTCTTACATCTTCCATAATTTACCCAGTAAATGTTTACTGCAAAGGTAGTAAATTTGTGTCTAACAAACACATTTTAAGATGTAAATCAGCAATATTTGGAGTATTTGCCCCACGATACCGCCTAAGATAGTGGCTAACAAGTCCAACCAATCCCATTTACCACCATAGGCTCTGTCCTTAAACTCCATACCACAAGCCATCCACCCACGAATAAGACCGTGAGTAGAAAGGCGCAAGGAATGGCATAAAGAAAGTGCTTTTGTCTGTTGCTTTCTGTAATCTAATTCATAATGCCATTAAATTTGTTAAGTTCGTTTCAAGCGCATTGATTTGCGCTCGTTTCTCATTTCTATCTTCGTGCAATGCCTTGATGTCATAAGGCAATTCTTCACCGACAAGGGAGGCTTCATAACACTTGATAACTTGATAATCTGTTTCTGACAATTCAGCTTTGATAGCGTCAATCTCACCCTGTATCTTTGTCGTGTTCACAACCTTTTCATAGTTGAACGAGATACGATTTCCATTGTCGTAAGGAACTAACCGAATGGTGTAATTATCATCATCGGATATAGTCTTACTTTCATCAATATCATCAACAGGCTTCCATTCAGAAGAAAGGTTCTGCACCTGTCCTTGCTCTACCTCCCTTGCTCTTAGAAAGCCATTCTCTATATATCCATACTTTGCCATAGCTTTATTGTTTTAGAACTTCCATCTTGATACTATCCAAGACTCTTTTTTTACACTATTAACATAGCCGATTGTAAAAACAAACATACCTCCTTGTCCCTCGCTAAATGCGTAATCCGTGTTTTCGGAAGAATCATCGTAAATATGATGCCCCGTCAATGGCTTAAATAGCAGCGAACCACTCCACCATTGCTTCACGAAAATTACCTGTCCATCTTTGGGGTTTGATGGTAGATATACTGTTTCGGCATATCGTGAATAACCGATAACAAGACTATCATCACTACTTAGATATGATGAATGTCCAGACTTGCCATTTTCCGTAATACAAATTCGCCCCAGAGTAAGACCGCCAGCATACAAGTCGTAAAAGAAACCGCCATAAGCGGGTGCAGTACCGCTGTTATCCGCTCTGCCATAAACGCCAGCAACAATCGTTTCAACAGCATTTACCGCCCATTCTCGTTTTTTTACATTTGCGAATCCTAATCCAACTACTGCACCACGGTGGGTATATCCAGAGCTTAAAGGCATACCATCCGTACCAGCCATATTTGAAAATACGCCCGTAGGGGATATATAAGATACTGACGAATTGTTTTTCTTAGAGCGTACTTCGACAGTTCCATTATTTAGGCTTGCCTTAATATCAGCACCATATACACCTTGGTATTCTGACATAACATTATCACCGCCATTATTCGATGTTTCAAGCAGTATTTCACCACCTTTCGCATCAAGTGTTATCTTATTTCCCTGTTCAAGCGTTGATACTATTTTACCTTTGCTGATAACCCAATCTCCAATGTTAGCACCCTCTGCCAAAAGCAAATTGGTTGCTATGCTTTCAAACTGCGCACCAAAGTTATTCCACTTTGATGTGTTTGTTGGAGCGACATTGTAGAACTCGCCAGCATCAATGCGAGCAATGTAGTAAATGCCGTTGTACTTGACTGCATCCACACGGTACTGATTGCCGTAATAGGTCTTGCTGCTATCATATACACCACGATACACCAAGGCAGGACTTTTGCCATTCTCGCCATCCTTTCCGTCATAAGGTGTAATGCGCACAGGGTCGCTCCAATTGGTGAGCAATGCGCCTGTTGCGCTCTTGGTCGCAATGGTCATCCACAGGTATTGTAGCGTACCAACAGACGGCTGTGTGGTAGTCCAACCGCTCGGCTCTGCATCCGTCTTAACCAAAACGGGCGCACTATTGCGTGAGCCGTTCTTGGCAAACCTGTACTCTTGGTAGTCGGGGCGATTGTCGCTTGAATTTGCATCATAGGCGGTTACCACCTTGCCAAGTTCCAACTTTGGCATACAGATGTAAAGATATTGCGAGTTGCCCTCAATTATGATTGGCAGCAAGCGGAACAACACACATTCGGTATCAGCGAAACTTGATTTGGTCTTGAATGTAACCGTGTGCTTTACCCATGATGCACTTGCCTTATAGCCAACGGCACAATCCGCACCAATGACATTGTTCTTTTGTACGCCATCCACAAACACCTTGGTTGTATCAATGGCACTTGGGAATATGTATGTATGGAATATTGCACCGTCCACTTCAAGCAATCTAATCCAATTAAGGGTTACTGTGCCTGTCCGTGGGTCTGTACTGTCATACATATAAGCCGTAAGTTGGTATTCCCCATCCGAGGGGACATCATCAAAATCAAGTATTCCTACTGAATTGTATGTATTGCTGACAGCAACAGACTTACTCCATGCCCATCCTGTTTGCCAAACGAACACCCTCAACTCCTTTCCGTCCGATTTGGCTTGTGCGTCAATTCTTCCACTGAATGTAAGCCTGTACTTGCTACCCTTTTTCAGATACAATGTGCGCCTTGCAAATCCGTATGCACTGCTTGTTTCATTTATAGTCATTGTGTTTGTTCCACACTTTGCCCAAAACGAAAGGGTGTACCATGTGGAGGGTTGCAACTTCTTGACGGTAGAGGACTGCAAAGTCTGTCGCAACACTTCCTTGTAAACGGATTCAGAATATCGCTTGTCGTTCCTGTCATAGAAACAATTATGTCCGTCCACACCACTTGTATTGATGTGGGCAATGCTTGTGTCAATACCACTGCCACCATTATAGCGAGAAACGACATCCCACCTATCCAGCCTATCCATGCTTTCAAATTCTGTTTGTTCAAGCAAGTTAGGATTCCATACCACATAATTATTCCATAGGGTAGGCTTGGAGAAAGCACCCCATTTGCCGTTTGTCTTGTGCCTTACAGACACCCATTCAAAAGGATAGTCAGCCGACACACCGCTTGGCTCATCAGTCCAACCGCTCGGCACATATCCGTCAGCAGTAGAACTAACCAAAATTGCATCGGGTGCTGTTTCCACCTCTGTACGCTTGAATACATATTCAGCGCCATCTCCATCCGTACCCTTATCGCCCCATTTCGCCCAAATGACAGGCGTACTGAAAGCCGACCAAGTATCAGTACCGCTTGGCTTGGTTCTGACACATACCCACTCGTATTTGTACGTTTCGGTTATTCCTTGTGGGTTGTCAGTCCAACCGCTCGGCACATAATCATCAGTGTTTACGGATGTTGGTTTACTTGGTGTACTGCCTGTATTGCGCAAATAGATAAACTCTATATCTGTACCGTCAGCACCCTTTTGACCATCCTTGCCAGATATGCGTATTGGTGCAGTCCATGAGCCAAACCGCCCTGTATTCGGGTTGTATATGGCTTGCGACATATACAGATATAGCGTATCTGTCGGTGTTGGCGGCTTGATAGTCCATATCGTTTGCCCTACCAAGGCAGAGGGTGTGGTGAATGTAGGTGTGCTTGGTGTTGTGGATGCAAGCGTGTAGATGAAATAGAACACAGAGCCATTGTTTCCACTGTTGCCTTTCTCACCCGAAATTCTTACAGGCGTACTCCAATTTGTTTTGAGCGTTCCATCGGCATTTATTTCCGCTTGTGACATCCACAAATATTCGCCTGTTGCAAGTGTAGGCGGTTCGTCACTCCATCCGCTTGGGTTGCGGTCGCTCACAGTGATTGCGGGAAATGATGTGCTTGATGTGTTCTTGGCATACTTGAAATCAGTATAAGCACCGTCCACTCCATCCTCTGCCGTAGTTTGCACAGGCTCGCTCCATTTGCCAGCCTTTCCAGTTACACCGTTGATAGTAGCCTTTGACATCCACCACTTGCCTGTTGCGCTTGGCGTGTCGCTCCAGCCATCGGGGATAGGTGCAGTAGATGTGGGTGTTGCGGGTTTCGTTTCGCTCTGCTTGAAAACAAAGCTCACCCAATCGCCATTGTTTCCACTGATACCGTCAGCACCTTGCGCCACAACCGCCCAATAGGTAGAATTGGTTGGCAAGTTGCCATTGGTGGGTGTGGGGTGTATGTAGCGGTAGGTACACGTTGCGCCATTGCTTGTATAAGCCACTTCATCACCTGTGTAGTAGATGTAATCCTTATTCCACACTCCACGATAAACACCCAACGGCACGACATCACCGCTGCCACTTGCCACGCTAACATTCTTCAATGTCAGACGGCTTTTTGCCGTCACGTTCCAATCAATAGAACTTGTGCTGTCACCAATGCGGAACTTGTTGCCGTCCAAATCCAAGTAGCACTCGCCATCACTCGTTATGATGCGCCCTGTCGTAATAGTGTTGCCATTGATGCGAGTAAAGCCGTATGTGGTCTGAAAATCTCTGAAATTATCATCTGCATACAGGCTTGATACTATGCCAACTTGGAAATAGTAATTGTTGGGGTCGCTCGTAGGCTCAAACTTCAATTGCTCTTGGGTAAGATACCACACACCGTTTTCACCGCTTTTTGAACACTTGGCAAACAGATAGTAACCGCCTGTGCTTTGCAGTTTGAACGAGGCTTCGTTCATCTGCCAGTTCCTAATCTTGTCGTTGTCAATGGTGAGGTGCGAGAGTATGCCAGCCGTTGCGACAAACATATTCGGGTTGCCCCCAAAGTTGGCTTGCAGCACACACCCAGACAAAACAAACTGTTGGCTCTTTGCCCCAACAGTCAGCATATTTGTGTCAATGGAGTTTGGCTTGATGTTTTCCGTGTCAAAATAGCCGTCTGTATCATACACCATGTTACGCAAATCCTCTGTGGTTCTCCAACCTCGCCTTGCTTTGTTCAAATCACGGAGGCGGTTGTTGTTTATGATGTTTTCATGCTCAATGACGGTAAGCACGGTTTGCGTCTGTATAGACACGGCTGTTGTGTCTGCCAAAGTGATTTGGTAGTCCTGTTCCAACAAAAGGTTGCGTGTTACTTTCTGTATGCGCATTTGTTTCTCAATGCCAAAGCGTGTGTCCTTTACAGGCACATAATCGCCCACCTCAAACACGCTTGTATCGGTATTACGGCTAAGTTCTTGGAGAAAGTAGAGCCTATCCAATGTCAGCGTGTATTGAGCCTTTGCCTGTGTCGCTGTCTTGAAATCTTCCATTGCAGCATACCACAGGTTTTCTTCTGCCTTTTGTTCGTAGCTTTCGGGCAGATATATGTCGGTTATCTTGTAGGTGTTGCCGACCTCAATTCTGTAAGCGTCCTGTGTTTCAGCCGAGGGAATGGTCAAACCTCTATTATCCGTGAATGGAATGATGCGGAATTTCTTTGTTTCGTGGTTGTAACCACCTTTCGCCTCAAGTTCAAACTGTTGCCCAGCCAACCGCCCAGATGTGAAAGTTATCTTTGCGCTCGTTCCGTCCACAAGGTACACCGTCCCCTTATCGTCTTTCTTGTTAAGGTCGAAGTCCATTGTATCATCAATGAAAGCGCAAATATCATCAGCCACAACAGCCGTAACGGTTCCCGTGCGTGTGGGGTAGATGTTATCATAGGTTTTCACATCTTCCTCACTGCCTATCTTGTCACGAAGTGCTGCATCCTCAATATAGCGTTTTGCATCGTCAGCAATGCCGATTGTTTCAGTGCCGACCTTTACAACCGTCCCGTCTGAAAGAGTATGCTCGTATTGGTTCTTTCTCTGTGGGTAAGGCAATTGCAGTCGCTCCGAATAGTCCCTGTAATTGCTCCGAATGTTGGTTGTACCACCCTCTGCCCACAGGCGGGTTATAATGGCTTTATCGTCTATCTTCTGTTCTTTGAGGTTATACAAGCCATTACCCTTGCCCCATTCAAAGAAATCAGCACCGCTTGGAGGATTGATACGCTTGCCGAACTTGCCAATATGGATTGTACGCACACCTTTGTCTTGGGTTATCTGAAACTCCAAGTTGAACTGCTCGCTGTTACAAAGGGTTTGCAATGCCTGCAAGCAGTTCACCCCCGAAAACTGAATTGTCTTGGCTTCCGTGTCGGGGCAATTATCCACATCGAACTTCCACAACCCCGGATAATCCCTTTCCATGTTGTAGATAAGGACTTGCACAAATTCCTTGATTGTATAGGTCAAGTCAAACGTGCTTTTGTCGCTCTTGCCGTACTTGTCGCAATTGCGGTAGATTGTTTTCATAAGGTCGTACATCACGCCATAGAAAACAGGCTCATAGTTGTAGTAACCCTCCGAAACAACCTCACGGGTCGTTGTGGCTCTGATACTATATTCCTTGCCACCAACTGTTATCTTATCACCTTTGGCGAATGACAACCAATTGGCAGAAACGATTTTGAGCGAAATGTAATCATCACCCATTAAGGAACTTGTGAGCGTAGCCTCTTTGACGAAACAAAACGGCTCGTTGGTGTTGAGCTGTATTGTTTCGCCATTGCGCTTTGTTATTTGAGTAATTCCCATACTACAATATCGTTTGTTTCAAAACTTTCAATATCTTCAATCACGCCAGCAACAATGATGTCATACTCGCCAGCAAGTGTGTAGGTGTGTTCTACGGTTGTTTCGTTGCCACTCACATTGAATGTGTGCGTTCCGTCCCCCCAATAGATGTTGAGCAACTTTGTGGATGTAACCTTTATTGTTGTCTTGGAGTTGTCGCTTGCCGATATGTGGCGCAACACTCGCTTTACGGGTTCATCTTCTATGAGTTTCATCTTAAACGTGCCGACCATAAGCTCATTGTTGTACTGCCCCCATGTCTTTGTCATGTCGGTTTCATCGTACAAACCAACCTCATAGACCAATGGCTTTGCCTTTCCGTCATACTCCACGGTCAAACGGTGCGTACCGTCACCATCGAACAATGACATAAAGCGGTTAGTCCATTCCACAAATGCGCTGCGACCACTCGCCTCAAGGAAACAGTCAAGCGTAATGGTGCGTTCCTTGTAACGCTTTCTGTTCCTGTCACGCACAATGCCGTGGTAGTTGTCCCAATCCACTTGCAATGCGTCTTTCTGTGCAAGCCGACCGACCAAGCCAGTAGAGCCAGAAACATACACGCCATAGTCCTTGAAATTCACACCGTCAATGTAGTATTCCACATCGTTGTCAGCCTGTGCCTCCAACAGGTCTTTTTCGGTCTTTGCCACGTTGTACACTTTCACCTCATCAATGATTGCAATCGTTGTCAGCAATTCATCCGTGCAAAGGCTCAAACCCTGTGGCGTTCCACCAAGAGAGGCGGTATAGACACACTCGGAATCAAGGTACACTCTGAATGTGTCGCTGTCACGCACAAAGGCGATAAAGTACCATTGGTTAGGCACAACATCAATCCACTTTTCACGATAGTTATCTACACCAAGTAAATTCACCACCCAACCGATACGGCTTTGTGTTGTCATTATGTAGGCAGACAACGTGAAGTTTCCGCTAAAAGGAATGGCTTTGGTTGTCAGACACTCACCGCCATTCAAAGCAAGTGCCTTGCCTGTCTTGGCGGTCTTGGTAAATGCTGCACCGTCTGAAAGTGTCGCATCAGCACGGCTTGCCGAATAGTCGTAAGCCTTATTGCCATCGGGGTCGTCAAATGGCAAGTAAAGTATCAAGTTCTTATCTACCATATCAGTATGTAGTTTTATTGTTATAGTTCACAATCACACAGCTTGGCTTTTCACCGTCCACAAAGTCTATTTGGGCGTTGCTGCCATACACATTGAGGATAACGCTTGCATCATCACCAACCACAGACAGGTGTAACTTGGCATGGTCGAACACATCTATTGTCAAAATGGCATGGTCTGAAACATTTACGGCTATCTCGCTTGTGTGGCGTACATACAGGCGTGAAACGCTATACTCGCCATACTCCAACATACCCCTACAAGCACCATTAAGCACCAAATCAGCCTTGTTTGCGAGTGTGGGCATATCTTCATCAATATAGACACCGTAAGGCTCGCTGTTGCCCTTAAAATGCGTCCTAAGAAAGTCAAGCGTGGGGTAATCCTCACAAATGCAAAAGTCAATGCCCTTGATGTAGAGCTTTACCAATGCCTCTGTGTCTAAGTTGCCTCTCAATTTCATCTGCCAAAGGCGGCACAGACCTTTCTCTGTGCCATCCTTCCTAAGTTGTTCTACCAGTTCCATATTACGAAATGCCTTGTGATAGTAATGAATTGTCCTTTGTTTCTATGCGTTTAAGCGTGCTTTCAATGTTTTGCAGTCGTTCAGCCGACAAAGCCGTGTTTCTCGCTATCTCCGACTGTTGTAACAACTGTTCACGCATTATGCTTGTCTGTTCACCTTGGTTAATGATGAAAGCGTTGAGCCTACCAGCAATCACACCGCCTGTTTCCTCACTCATTGAGGTAACGGCTCCCGTCAGTGGGTCGCTTGTCGCATCATCAACATCTTTTATCCAATCGCCCACAGCTTCCAAGCCTTGCTTGAATTTCTCGCCCGCTGCGTTGGCTTGGCGTTCAAACTCTTTCTTTTCCTCGTCTGTCAAAACTCCATCTTCCATCGCCTTGCCCAAGTATTCAACCGCATCATTGATACCCTTTGCAAGGAAATTTCGTTTGAGAGCCTCGACAACAGCGTTTTTAAGCACTTTCTTTGTCGTTTCACCAAGTGCCTCCGCTGCATCCTCACCAGCACAGTACGCATCAACAATCGCATCCGCAAATTCATCAATGGCACTCTTTACATCAGTGCCAGCGAATGTTTCCATCATCTGTTGGTCTAAATCCTCTATTTGCTGATTTATTTCCTCAATCTGATTTTCCCATTCCTTGATTTTGTTGTTGTCGGTCTTTTTCTTGCTCTTTTCGGCTTCTATCTGTTGGCGCATGAGTTCCTGTTGCTCCTTGAGGGACTCCTTTTGCTGTTGGTACAAGCCAAGCATATCATCGCCCTCCTTGGCTTTGGATAGTTGCTCATTGAGTTGCTTTATCTGTGCCGTCAGTTTGGCGTATTGGGCAAAGTCCCATGATTTTTTTGCAACCTCACGCTGTTTCTCCAATGCTGCGATTTGGTCTTTGATAGCCTGTACGGTTTTCTCGTACCCTTGTCGCTGTTCCTCATTGAACACCCAATAAGTGTTGTTGAAAGCACGTTCAAGTCGTGTGTAAGAACTTTGCAACTTGTCTATCTGCTTTTGCAAGTTCTGTATCTTCTTTTCGTACTTTGCATCATGCAACTTGGCGAATATGCCCACCACGGATGTAATAGACGATACCATGCCAGTAATACCACCCAACACATCACCACTCATAAACTTGCCCACGGAGGCTGCTGCATTGCCCAACTGTCCCATGAGTTCAATTGCAGTACCCAATCCGTCAGCAACACCACTCATTCCCAATGCGTCAAACATTGATTGTAGGGACGAGGCACAATCAGAGCTAATACTTGTTACTTTCTGTATTGAGTTGGTTATGCCTTGCGCTGCCGACTTGGTATCACGCTTTGCTTTCTCTACATCTTCTTTTGACCCCTCACCCTTGGCGAGTGCTGCCTCCGCTGCTTTAAGCCTTTTCCGTGCGGCTATGTAGTCTTTATAGAACGTGCCTAACGCTTGGAATGGGTTAAGTTCCTGTATGCGCTGTTTGGCTTGGTTCAAGCTGTCAATGACCGCCTTGTAATCAACAGGGTTAAGTTTGAGATTGCCAGCGTTGAGTTGTGTTTGGATGTCAGCTATCAGTTTTTCTATTTGGGCAACCGTAAGCGTGTCTATGTCGCTAAACAGGTTCTTCCAACTTTCGGACTGTTGCAAGTATGACATATTGAGTGAGGATAACGCCTCTTGCTCTGCCTTGTTTATCTGTGCCAAACGCTCTGTATCGCCCATTTGCTCTGCCTGTGAACGCAACAATTCATATTGCTTGGTGATAGACAACTTTTGCTCCTCAAACGTGCGGTAATCGTTAAGCACGGTGTTTTGGAGTTCCTTTTGCAATTCTGCGTCCTGTTGCGACAGGCTAAGACTTGCCTCTGCCCGTTCATCAGTGCTGACAATACCGCTTTCTCCATTCTCTAACTTTTCTTTGGCTTTTGCAACGGCTTCTATCTTTTCGGCAAGAGTTTGGCACTGACCGATAGAATCACTAACTTGTTGCTTGAACTTTTCAAGAGCCGTGGTTTCACCGTTCAACTCGCCTTTCTGTGTATTAAGCGATATAAGGTAATTGCCCTCACCCTCGGTTAGAGTGCCGTTCTTGCGCTTTTCTTCAAGTTTGGATATTTCATTTTCGACATATTGTTTGTATGAATTACCGTCAGCAAGCAACTTTTCAAACTGCTTGTCGGCTACTTCCTTGCCCATATTCTGCACCCAACGGAAATATAGCTGATACTGCTTTTTCTTATAGTCAAGCTCACCCTCAAACAACTTGTTTCGCGATTGGGTGTAACTTGTGTTTTCGATATTGCGCCTTTCTTGGAAATTCGCCTTTTCGTCAGAAGTAAGACCGCCCTTGCCCGCTTTCTTTCGTGCATCGGCAAGTTCCTTTTCTTCCTTGTCTATCTGTTGGAGGGATTGCTTGTGCTGCAAGTCAAGTTGTGCCTTGCGTTTCTCATATCCCTCTTCCATGACTGCAATTCTCGCCTCTTCAAGTCGTTTGTCAGCTTCAAGTTGCTTTTGTTTGAGGTTATCCGCATTGCGTTGTGCATCATTGCCACTTTTGCGATTGCCACCGCTACCATTTGACTTGCCAGTGGCAGTGTTCAAGCGTGTTTGTAGCCTTGTAATCTGGCTGTTGTAATCTTTCCATGCTTGGCTACCAAGTTGCGCCTCACTCCTAAGTTTTTTGAGGTTCTGAATTTCCGCACCGATACCGCTTTCTGTATTCAAGTCATTTTGTTGCTTGTTTATCTCTTTGTTCACTTCTCGCAACAGGGAAAGCGCATCCTCAAAGCCATAGGTCTTGCAATCAATCGTTACCTCTTTGCCGTTAAGGTTATTGGCGAGTTCGTGCAATTCTTCAAGGCTCATTTTGGTAATATCCACATTGGTAGTGTCCTTTGGTGCAAGGAATTTTTCCAAGTTCTGATTTACCAAGTCAATTGCAGAATTGAACGTGCGCACATCCCTAACCTCGTTGTCAAGGTATATTTTGAGTTGGGATGCAAAGGCTTCCATTTCCTTGTCGGTTGCGTGTGTGCCAGCCTTTGTGCCAGCAACAACATTATTCACAATCTCGTTATACTTCCTTGTGAAATCATCGCCCGACAGGGTAGCCAATTCCTTTGCACCAGCCTCCACCAAACTACGCACAGCCTCCTTTATTTCGGGTGCCATGTTTTGTATATTTTCGGCTGCTTCCGTTATGGCTACCTCATAAGTTTCACCATGTGACCTATTCGTTATAGTCCTTTTCCGTCCTGTATCGTATTGTAGGTTATCCATGCGGTCGCCAAACGAATCATAGTTGTTGTCGCTCTTTTCGTTCAACTTATTCATTTCTTCCTCAACACGCTTTGCCTTTATCTTTTCTGCGGTCGTGGCTTGGATTGCATCTTTGACTTCCAAGTATTTTTTGCGTTGCTGTTCCAACGTGTCATTTTCTTCAAGCAACGTGGAATTATACTCTTTGCACACTTCATTGATTTTCTCCAGCATTTCCTTGTGCGTCTTGCTGTCTTTATTGGAGCGTGAAAGAATGGCAAAGTACAAATCCAACTTATCCGTTACTCTCTTGGTGCTATCCTCAAACTCATTCATCGTGTCTTTTTCTTCCTCGGTCTTTTTGCCGAATAGCGTAAAGGCACTGATAAGCAAGCCGACAATGGAAAGTATTGCACCAAGTGGATTTGCAGTCATTGTTGCCCACAATGCTTTTAGTCCAGCCGACAACTTTGTGGTTGCCACTGAAAGGATATTTGTCGCTACGGTCTGTGCTGTCTTTGCGCCTGTGTCAGCAATAGAAGCCGTGCGAGCTTGGAGTGTGGCTGCTGTTTCAAGTTGTTTCTTCTTTGTATAGAAATCTGTCTGTGCGGCAAGTGCCGCCTTGCGTGTGGCTGCTTGCGCATCCACTGCTGCATCAAGTTTCTTTTGTGCGGTTGCAATGGTTGTCGCATTGCCCGACTGTTGCGCCCAATATACCTCATATCGTGCTGCCTCGGTTGCTTGTGTAGCTGCAATAGCCTTGGCTTTAGCTGCTTCTACATTCTGTGCTGCTGCCCTTACATCGCTACGCATAGCCTCAACCGTTTGCGCTTGGTTGGCTGCTTTGGCTTGTGCCTCTTGCATTATGGCGGCTCTATACGCTGCGCTCTTGGCTGTGAAGTCTTGCTTTGACAAAGCCAGGCGTTGCTCTGCTGTCATAACCCCAACGGCTGCTGCCTCGTAACCTTGGCTTGAGGCTGTCAGATTGAGGTTGGAGAGATATTCTTGCTGTTGTGCTGTCAGTAGATCGGAAGAGCGTCGTGTACGCATTTGCTTGGTTACTGCTGCCTTTTCCTCGGCTGTCAGTGTGGTTTCAAGTGCTGCGTAATTGGCTTGCTCTGCTGCTGCCATTGCCTTTTTCTGATTGATAACCTCACCACTCAATGCCGATTGTGCTTTCATCAAGGCAAGCTGTGCTGTCTTTGCGGCATTGTCAAGCACGGTTATTCCAGTGTAACCCTTGGTGGCTACACTTGCAAGCACGGTAGCGGCTTTCACAGAGCCGTAAGCAATGGCTACCGATTTGAGTATGCGCACAACATCATCCATGTGTTCAACAACGTATGTTGCGCCCTGTATGCCAGCCGAAAGCGCACCCTCGGTTTGCTCACCGAAACTATTAAGCGCACTGTCCCAAGCATCCTCCAAGTTTGCAATCTGTCCTGTCAGCGAAGAACTTTGTTTCTCCATGAGCTGATAGAATTGACCGCCCGCATTTGTCATTTTGTTTAGAACTTCCTCAACATCTGGAAATCCTATTTTGCCAGCCGATACCATAGCGTTTATGTTGTCGGCTGTTGTGTGGTACTTTTCGGCAAGTTCCTTTACAAGTGGAATACCACGACCCGTAAACTGCCTTACATCCTGTGCGTACAAGCGTCCCTGTACCATTGTCGTACCATACAGATATACTATATCGTTAAGCGGAATGGAAAGACCACTTGCAATGTTACCAAGCCTTACAAGCGTGTCGTTTACCTTGTCGGCACTCACACCATAGGCTAACAATTGCTTTGCACCCTCGGCAACTCCCATGAGGTCGAAAGGCGTTTTTGCAGCCGTATCTACCATCTGTTGCATCAAGTCAGTAGCCTTGGCTGTGCTGCCTAACATCGTGCCAAAGGCAAGTTCTAACTGTTGGAACTGACCACGGACAGACACAATGCTACTGACAAGATTATTCATACCTTGCCCAATCAGATAGTAGGAAATGTATTGACCCGCCTTTTCTGCCATCTGCTGAAAGGAATCCTCAACGGCTGCTGCCTCCTGTGCTGCCGTGTTGGAAAAGTCCTTTATGTGTCGTTCCATTGTTGCTGCCGACACGTTGAAATCGTCTATGTCAAGTGTAGCCTTAAAGCCTAATCCACCGCCTATATTCTCCATTTATAACATTCCTTTGATATAGTTCTTAATATCTTCTTTCGTTTTCAATTCCCTATGCTCAACTTTGCTTTCATCAATGACATTGCCGTTTTCGTCTTTCGGCAAATCCTTTGTGCGTGGTGCATCCGCTATCATCAGTTGCACATTGAGCCAAGAAATACCCCAAAGCAAGTAATCATAAGTCCACCCATAACTGCGCATGAGTTCGCCACGATTACCCCAAGGACTGTTTAATCCCGTTACTCTATCCGCTCCGCTTCGGGGTTTGGTTTTGTCGTTCCGACTTCCCGTATCAATCGAATAGAGGTCGTAAAACCCGCTGGGTTCATCATTTGGCTTATAATGGCTGTGAGTTTCTGCAATCGTGCAACAGTCAAGTGTTCCAAGAAGAACTTAGATAGTTTCTTAACCGCTTTGTTGGTCTTGTCGGTAACACTTGCATCATTGATAACTGCAACGGCTGCTATCTCTGCCATCTGCCTTGTGTACTTGAATAGTCGTTTGCTTTCCTGTATCGGCTGTTCCTGTATGGTCTTTTCGTCATACTCAATGCCTATGTACATTTGGCGCAAACGGTCTATTGTGCCAAGGTATAGCGGTTTTACATTGAATTGGCGCATATACACTTCTTTCATGCGCTCTGTTTCCACATCGGGAATTTCAACAATAGATACATTCCAATCTTTAGGAATACGCTTGTCGTGCCATACCTTAATACATTTCGGAAACAGGCGTTTTCGGAGATTGAACCACTTGGAGGGTTTTACTGGGTAAATTTTCAATGGCACGGAAAACTTGCAACCCATTTGTAGCAAGGCTTGCAATGCGTTTTCTTCTATCTCTAAACGCTGTTCTCTTGTAAGTTCTTTCTGTTCTTGATTGTCTGCCATAGCTTGTAAAAGTAAACAAGCCCCCTAACCATTTTAGGGAAAGGAGGCTTGAATTGGTAAGTTGTTTTGTCGTGTTAGCTTGCCTTTGTCGGGTCTGTCATTTCCTCATCAACCGTGAGCTGGTCTTGGAACTTGATTTTCATCGGCACAAGGCAGATACCCTTTGATGAATAGGTAATCTCAAATGTCGGAGTGATGCACACGTTGGGGCAACCAACGAACAATCCCTCCTCTGGCTGAAGCCATATTGCCCATTCCTTGTAAGCTGGCTTGCGTGGACGTAACCATTTACGCTTTGGCTTTGTACCCGACACCGTACCACCGAAATAGCGTGCCATCAAGTCTAAGTCCGGGTCCATAAGCGTAAGTTCAACAGTCGTGACATAATCGCCCATAAGGGTAATCACCTTGTTTGAGGTTTCAGACTTGTGTTCCGTGGTTTCCACATCATCGTCTTTCAACGTACAAGTGTCTTGGTACACATCGCCCAAATCAAGCCAAGTGTTGCCTTTTGCGGGCATGACACCTGCTGTTGTTCCTGCTGGGGCAATATATATTTTCTTTAACCCCATTGTAGAAAGTATTGGCATAACTTATTAAATTTAATTGTTCGACTTCTTTTCTCTAACAACAATATCCAATGAAAACGATACAAAATGCTCATTGTGGTTTGGCTCTTGCATAGGCGGATTGATAAGACCAATCACCCAATTGTAACCGCAACCATGCTCATAATGGTTTTGCAGTATCTCCATTGCCTTTTTGCGCAATTCTATGAGCCTTGCAAAATTGGTATGGTAAAGAGCCTTGCCACATCCTACGCCTTGCGGAATGTCTGGCACATGAATATTGACATTGATACTACCATTACGCACAGACCCCTCGCCATCAATAGACCTTGGCACTATAATAATGCCCTCCTTGGAGTAGTCCTTTCTTTGGTAGTCGGGATTTTCTGCATAGTCGGTGTTTATCCCCATGCCGTCAATCAGCATTTGGCGCACCCTTATTGCAATTTCTTCTGTCGTTATCATAATACATTGCCAAATAGTTCATCTGCTTTTCTTTTCGCTTTATCCATGAGCATTTGCATCACTTTTGGAAAGTCTGTTCTCGCTTTGAGTTCTGCGGGCAGAATGACATTGTAACCTCTCGCTTCGACATAGGCGGCATAGTTCATACCAGCCACAATGATAAGTGTGAAAGAGTTTGTAAGGTTTTCTGCCATTTTCATAGCTACCTTTAGCGCATTGTCTGCGCCCTCTCCCTGTTGGACTGCACCACCAAAGAAAACTATATCACTACCTCGCACTATTGCGTAGCCTATTGAATTGGTGAGGTTGCCTGTTCTGTCTGTGTAATTATGCTTATCCTTGGCATACTTGGTGAGTTCTTCCCCCAAGTCTTTCAACAGGAATAAGGCTGCTTGCTCCAATCGTTCTTGGAACTTTCGGACTTGTGCGCCTATTGCATCATCACCAAACATCGGAGTTATCCCCATATCTCAATATATTTGCGGTTCATATCATCAATGCCCAACACGGAAAATTCGTCAATCGTTCCGCTTTCGCTTGTTACTCGCACGGTGCATCCGATAGCCAACTCACCATTGAAGTATTTAGGGATAAACACATCATAGTTGTAGGCGTATGTCCGTCCGTCCGTGCCAACGACTTGCTTTGCGGGGATTGATTTGTCAATCTGACATTCACAGCCTTTCAAAAAGGGTGTATCGTCAGCACTGACAACAAAGCCTGTTGTCGGGTCTGTCTGCACGTTCCCAATCGGCTTGTATTCAAAAGTTCCGTTTATTCTCATAGTTACCACAGATTAGAGCCGTCAGTAATTGTTGGCACTTCATCGAAATTCTCCAAGTCCAAACCGTTCTCACTGCAAATAGCCTTGATGCGCTTTCGCAACATATCCACGTTGTAGCCTTGTGAGGATTTTCCGAGGCTATCGCTACTAAGCACAACCATTTGGGATAACACCTTTACGGCTGCTTGTGCGACAATCCTTTTATCCGTTGTGGGGTCGTAGGGCGTTTCTGTGTCGCTTACTCCAACATCGGATAAGGCTTTCACCATAGACAGCTTGCTTGGCACATAAGGCTCAATTTCAGCGGTCAGTGCTTGGAATTTCGTTAGTTCCATATACTGTTACTCTGTTATGTTGTTGTCATTCTCGTTAAGGTATTCGGCAAGTTTTTGTGCCTGTTCCTCTGTCAGCTTGCCGAGAGCGTTTGCAACACCACGTTCTTTTACGTTGGATGCAAGGTTTACACCGATAAGTGTAAGACCCTCTTTCAATGTGTCAAGCGGATAAACCTTACCGTTAAAATCTACAACACCTTTGACAACATTTGCATCATCTTTGTGTGCATTATCATCATTAGCGTTGTTGTCATTCTCGTTAGGTGTATCAGACAGGGAAACAATGACACAAAAGCCACCGCCAACAAGGGCATTGATACGCTCCACATCAGTAGAGTGTACCAAATCGCCTTTGTTCATAACCTTGTTTTCCACCTTGCCGTGAAATGGCTTGATAACTTTCAGTTCCATACACGAAAGGGTTAGAGTGAAACAAGGGTTGTGTTCGTGTCGTATTCGGACTTTTTGATGTAGTAAGGTACAACACCGTTTTCATCGGCTTTAACCTCTTTCTCTGCAAAGCCACGCACCTGTGCGCAAATAATCTGCCCCATCTCTGTAATGAGCGGTAACAGGCGAGCTGCGCCCTCTGTGTATTCGCCAGCGGTCTGTCCTGTGGATGCACCCGTGCGCCACTTGGAAATGCGAATACCATTGCCAGCATTGATGTAGTCCACGTTGTCCTCTTCGATAAGCTCACTATCTTCAATGGCGGGTTGTATCTCGCCAATGACACCAGCAGGCTTGATTGCGATAAAGTTAGAGTTCCACGGCTGTATCGTGTTGCGCTTGCCGTCCTTATCCACACCCATCTTACGCTTGATAACCGTGATAGGCGGTATCTCGTTTTCAGTGAGCAATGCGGAAAGTTCAGACGACGTTACGACCTGTGCCTGTTTGTCCGTGCCATGAGCAAGCAAACGTGTGGTTGCATCCATGCGCAACCAAGTGTAAAGCTCCTGTGACATGAGGATTTCGCCCGGCTCAATGCCACGGTCACGCAAATCAGAGCAAAGGGCAGAAAGCCACAGAATAGGAATGAGCTTGCCAGCCTTGGTGTTTGCAGTAGTCCAGTTGCACACGCTCACCAACTTGTTCTGCTCGTCCATGCTGTAATCAACCTCGTATGAGCGACCGCCCGGATTGTTGATTTCTGGCTTGAACTGTGCCACACCCCAATTGGAGAAAGCCATAAGGCAGATAAAGTCCATTACATCCTTGCAACCAAGATATGCGTCTTGAATGTCGTGTGTAAGGGTCTTTTCAATCTGCTTTACCTTGTCAGCCTCCTTGAGGCGAGGGTTCTCGTACACTTCCTGTAACTTGCGATAGTCACGGGCAAACATAACGAACTTGTGACCGACACGGGGAATTTCCTTAGTCCATACATCAAAGCCGTCAGTTCTGCGCAATGGTGAGGGCGATTCGTCAGCTAACAGAGTAGCCATGAAACGAATGTTGTACTTGCCCACGATAGCCTCGGCTGTCAATGACATCTGCCGATCTGGCGTGTTGTAGGTAAACCAACCATCGGAGTACATCTTCTGAAAAAGCGATACTTCCTTTTCAGAGGCTTTGTCAAAGGTCTTTCTCCATGTTGCCAATAAATCCAATGGCGCACCGTTCTTGTGCAAATCAGTGAATGTTGTAAAAATGGATTTCATTGTAATTTTACCTTTTTAGTGAATAAACGATTAGTACGACTGCGTGAGTTTGACGTGAGGATTGGCAGACAGGAACATTCCCGTGCTGTCTTTCTGTGAGGTCGGAATGGGAGGCACTCGCCTTTCATACAATGCATATTGCATTGTGTCTGCCGACACATCAACACCTGTTTCAAACTCGCCTACCTCGTATTCTTTGAATAATACAGAGTTAGCCTTGCCACGCTCAACGGCATTTTTGCTGCCGTCTGCCACGACCTCAACAAGTACATCACCAGCTTTCAAACCGCTAATAGCGGCACTAAGTGTAACTACATACACGTTGCCTGTGTTGTTAAGGCATTTGCCGTTGTCAATGGCTGTGATAGTCGGAGCGGATGCAAGTGTGCCACTGATAGCACCAGCTTTAAGCACACTGTCACCAACAGCGAAACAAGGAGCGAAAAACTCATCAACGTAGAGTGTAACTTTCTTTGTGTTCTCTGTGTCAATCTCCACGACTTTTGCAGTCTTGATTACTTGCACCTTTCTTGTGGTTTCGTTGAAAATGGCGAGAGTTCCAGCGGGTATCACATCACCCACACGGAACTTCTGACCGTCCACATCAAGATTAAAGCCACCCTGTACGATAGACGGGCTACCTGTAAAGATAGGGCGCATACCCGTAAATGAAGCTGTCTTGCGTTTCATCTTTGTTGTTATTTTGCGGTTATAGACTCCAGCAATGCGTCAGCGGCTTCATCAACTTGCTTTTCGCTTGCTGCCTTTGCACCCTCTGCACTGTCAGACATAAGACCATTGGTTATACAATCCTGTTTGAGAGCCGACACCGCCTCCTCCACATCTTCATCGTCAGAAATGGACTTAGCAAGCCTTTCACGAAGAAATGCGGGGATGTTGTGCTTTTCAAAAGCGGCATTGATTGTGGCGGTTCTTTCGCCTTTGTTCTTTTCCGCTTTGAGCGCATCAATCTGTTCTTGCAGTTTCTTGATAGCCTCGCTTTCTGTTGGATTGCCGTTACCGCCACCATTACCGCCTTTGTTCGGGTCGGTGTTGTTGGGGTCTGTATCATCACCATTGCCCTCCTCACCGTCCTTTTTGGTAGTCTTTGGTTTCGGTGTTCCCTTTGCCTTGTTCGCCCACCTTGTAGCCTCGCTCTGGGTAGTTGTTGCCACCGACACTATTAGGTTTGCGGTGCTTTCGATTGCGTCCGTATCGGTCGAATCATCTGCCACGCTGCCACCCATAGCCTCGGTTATCGCTGTCAGACACTTCTCCGATAGTCCCATGTCTTTGCACTTGTCTTTGACCTTTGCAAAAAGTTCTTTGTTCATATTTTTATGGATTTATACCCCTTATTTGGAGTTGTTTACATTCTACTTTTGCAAAGGTAAGCAATTTATTTAATAATGTGTTCAATCAACACAGATAAATTTTACTTGGTAAATTTGGCTTACTTGTGGTCTTTTTGTTCACTTGGTGAATTTTTCTATAAAATTTCTTGCAAAACATTTGGTGTATTTAATAAAACACACTATCTTTGCAATGTGTTTAAGGAACACAGATAATAAACAAGTAAAAACATAACGATTATGAAAGCAATATACGCAAAGGACATAAAGGCAATGGTTAAGAAATTCAACCCCACAGAGGATGAAAGCGAATACTTGAACGACATAGCCGAGGCTATCAACAAGGAGCGCACAGATATTTGCGAAGAAATACAAATGACACTTCTTTACGGCTCATGGGCGCAAGCAAGGGACAACGCAATCCGTGCATTGCTTGTTTACTTTGGAGCAAAGGCACAGAAAGAAAATGATTTGCGCATGGCACTTGACAAAACGACTTGGGAGATAGCAAAGGTTCTCAAATGCGGCTCTTACCAAGTGATGCAATGGTTAAAGGGCATAGCAATACACAAAGACCGTTTCGGAAAGTTCGTTGAGTGTTCGGACACATTCGGATTGAATTATTTGGAGATAGCATAACAAAGGTAATGCCCCACCTAACCAGTGGGGCAAACAAAACAACATACGACATGATTACAATTATCAATAAATACACAGGTGAGGAAATTTGCAAGTATAGTAGTGCTTTGGTGAGTGAATCCACAAATGACAGTTTTATTGCCCCTGTCAAGGCTTCTGGCATTTTCCGTGGTCGTTGGAATGCTGTTGTTGATTACTTCATTGTACTTGGCGATGGCAAAGGTGGTTACACTGCCACACAATGCTTGCTCAAAGACCAATACGCAGTTAAGGAATGTTTGAATAAAAAATAAATGGTTATGGAATATACAATTGAAGAAATGCAAGCAATGCTGAATATCGTTGCTGCTGTGCTTGGAAACAGACACTTTCAACAGGGTAGTGCATTACGCACATCCACGGTTTATGACATTGACGATTTCGATATAGCAACAATGCAGAAATGGACTGCATACTGACAGCAAACCATTGACGCAGCAAAAGCAAAGTGATATGGCAATTTCAAACTATACCCCTAAGTGCATGGAGTTTTCCAAGCACTTCAAGGGGATGCAAAGTGTAACGACACACCAAAGTGACAACGAAGAGGCACACTACTTTTCGGGTACGGTCTATATAAACAACTATGAGTTTGTTTGCATAGACCAACTGACTGAAAACAAGTACATGGTGTATATAAACGACCCAAGCGGACACGATAACGAGCAATGGGTGTTTGGGTATTACAAGACTTTCGCCAGAGCCTTAAACAAGGCTAAAACGATTGTTGAAAAGCGTGAATATCCAAAGCCTATTGAAACATGGTAACAACTTATAAAACATACGATATGGGAACAACAACAATCAAAATACCCAAATGGGATATTGAGGAAGAAACAGGCTACAAGCCAATAACAACCTTTTGGATGGATTTCTCCATTGCCGACAATTACGGTTTGCAAGCCATTCAATACACATTCAACCGTGCTTTCGATGCGTGGAAAGGTGATTACAAGTACCTCACAGAGCTTGTGCTTGTGTTGAACCACAAGATATTTCACCACTATGTAGAGAAAGGCACAGAAGAACAAAATGAGGTCGCCTCGCTTTACAATGAGCTTTGGCGCAAAGCGAATGATTATGCCTTGGATAACTTGCAAGGCGAGCAAGCAGCATACTTTTATCACTTAACAGATTGAGATATGGAACTTACAACAACAATCACACTAACGGAGGGTATGGTGTACAATGCAATGAAAGAGGCAATACAGGAGTTCTTCACGAACTTGCCCTCACAAGCCGACAACAAAACAGCTTGCCCCACAAGTCGGCTGTGGGGACAGATATTGCGCAATGGAAAGCCTGTAACAGACAGCGACATTGAGCCAGTGAAAGACAATACACTTGGTGAAACAATCTACGGTGTTGTGCTGTTGCGTGGCGCAAAAGAAATAGGGACAATCGAAATGTAAGGATATGGAAACAAAAAAGTGTGAGGTGTGCGGACAGAATTTGCCCCTGTCCGCTTTCTCCAAGTCCTACAAAGGACGGTGCAAGGAATGTGTGGCAAAACAGACAAGAGAAAAGCGCAACGGCATTATTGCAACAGATAAACCAAAGCAGATTGATTGGGAGCAACGCAGATACGAGATAGCCAAGGCTGCTATGGTCGGACAACTTGCCTCGCCTGTTGTTGAGGGTATAGACCCCAACCCAAGTATGCAAGATGTTTGTATATGGTCTGTCAAGTTTGCGGATGCACTCATTAACGAACTTAAAAAACATGATAATGGATAAAAAGACATTCTTTCACAAGGTAAGCCAAATGCGAGCTGTACAACGTGAATACTTCAAAACTCGGAGTAGCGCAGCACTCGCCTCAAGCAAGTTGCTGGAAAGGCAGATTGACGAAGAAATAAAGCGAGCCAAGGCGGTAATGACTGCAAAGGCAAGGCTCTTTTATGAGCTTGTGGATATAGACCCACAGATAAACCAAGAATGGCTCAACGACCATATCAGAGCAAGCCTTGATTTCTTCTTCTGTGATGCGGATGTTCAACATCAAAGTGTGCTAAACAGCCATTTCTACGACAACGGATTTAGTGACACATACGATTTTCCCACAATCGTAATTAACGACATAGGCGATATGTCAGATGATGATATGCTTGAATTTAAGTACGAGTACATCAATCACAAGTATCATGTATCATTCTTAAACAGACTAAAAGGTTAGAACTATGCAAAGAACAATTAGATTTCGTGGCAAAGCCACAGGTAAAGGGAATATCCCTACAAATTGGGTATATGGTGGCGGTTGTTTTTCGGTGGCTGGCAACACGTTCATCTTTGCCGACCCAACACCTAAATTCATGGGTAATGGCGTGTACGAGGCAAAGGCTATTGAGGTTCGCTTTATATGCCAGTCAGTAGGCTTGCACGACATATTCAAAGCGGAAGTGTACGAGGGCGATGTGGTACGCTTGGACGGAAACAAGAAATACACCTACATTGTGGAATGGAGCAAAGCACATTCGGCTTTCTTGGCACGTTGCATCCAGACAAAGACAGGACTTGCCAACCTTACCCCATTCGTGCCAATTGAAGTGATAGGTAACATATACGATAATCCAAACTTGTTAAAGCAATCATATATTGCGACAAACGCATTTAAGCAACAGGTAATGGTTATAAATAATCATAGGAAAGGATAAAACAAATGATAGACGAAAAGAAAATAGAAGAGGCTGCTTTCATGCACACTCACAAAAACCAGACTTGGAATGAAAAGCGGGATTATGCCAACGCTTTCAAGCATGGTGTGGAATGGCTTGATTTAGCAGACATAAAACCGAAAGGAGGCGAGCAATGTATGTAACAATAACTATCACAAGCACAGCGGGCGCATTTATATGTGCCTTGCTGATAGTTTACTTAGTGTTTCGTATTGTTGAATTATTAAGAAAACACACATGAAGAAAGTAACTGCATTTCGCTGTTCATTCTGTGGCAAGGTACTACTCACAGAAAGAGGTTGCACAGCACATGAGGAAAAGTTTTGTAGCAAAGCACCAAATAACCTTGCTGCTTGCTATTCCTGTAAATGGTATCAGCATACGGACAAATTCACGACCATTACAAGGGAAGGGATGCACCCTATGACAGGTCACGAATATCAGTACCAAAAGGACATCCAGATAAACATCTGCTTGAAGTACAACAATGCCAAAATGTTTAACTCATTCCATGCGTCAGAAGAACTTGTAGAGGATGCGGAAAATAACGGTTTCCGTATCATGCCGACAATGAAAGAGGGGTGCTTGGATTATAAAAAAGTTGAGGAATGAAAACACTAATCTTTGATGTAATGCTCAATGGGCGTTTCATCTGTACGCTTAGATACAAGTATTGCCCATTGTTCCCAATAGAGATTGACGAACTTGTTAAACTCGTTCTGTCAAAGCGTCCGACATTAAAGGGCAAGCCGTTCCGTATCGCTTTTTAGTTCAAAATGAGTACCTTTGCACACAAAAACAAGAAAGCGCATGAAACAGCAAAGAAAGGTTATTTACGTTGAACTGAATGAGCCGTACAAGGATAAGCACCATTGGTATTTTGGCAGCATAACGGCAATATACGACATTCTGCCTGTTGATGTGGTCGGCATTGCTCACACATCATTGTGGAATGTGTTAGCGAAGAATGGAGAATATAAAACCAAGACTGCAACAATAAGGCTTGGTGTTCTTCACTCCAAGCAAACCAACAGGGGAAAGAAAGCAACAGATAATGAAAGTTGATGAAATAATACATCAAAATGTTTTTCTTTCAGATAATTGTTGTATCTTTGCACATATAAAAGAATAAGCCAATCCGAGTAAGGCTATTGATTGTAGTTCAATAGGTTGCTGCTTGGAGGGGCTTATTCTTTTTATTTTGCCATTTTGCTTAGTTTGTCGGAGTCCATTATTGAGTGTATCTTAAAACCCTCGTTGTAAACCTCCCTAACGACAACCCAAGCCTTTTTGCCGTTTATCACTACCTCAAAGATGTGCGCTTTTGCGTTCGGGTCGTGCTTATCGGTAACAAAGCCTTTATATGTTGCGTTCTGCATAAGGCTTTCAATCTCTAACAAAGCCTCATTCTTTGCCTCTGCATCATCGAAAGGTTGATTGAGCCATTCTTTCACCTTGGCATTTGAAATTGTGGCTGTCTGTCCTATTTGTGGCAAAGCAATGTATTTTCCTTTCAAGCTCTGAAAAGCTATTTGTTGTATTGCCTTGCGCCTGTCCTTTGCTTCTTGTGATAGCGGTTTCCTTACTTGTCGTTTGCCATTGAGTGCGTCCCTTATCCGTTGTTCATTGTCCTTGTAGAAATATGGCAGTGTTCCAGCACCCTTTGCTTTCTCCATACGTTCCGCATTGTCCCTTGCCCATCTGACAAAATGTTTTGGAATGTCGGTTACTTCATCGGCACACTCTACGCTGTTAGGACTTTTGCCATCAAGGATGTAGTCAATCATCTTTTCAACCTCGCCATGTGTGGCAAGCACAGGCACTTGGTAGCAACGGCAATTCGGGTGCCAGCCAGTCCACTTTATTGTCTTGGGATAGATACCTTTCAAATCATCGCAAATGTCGGGGACAGGGTGGTTGTTGCTCAACTTGATTTCAATGCCTATGACAAAGGGCATATCTTGCCATCTGTCATATTCTGCCGTGCGGTAGGCGATATTGGTTTCAGTCCTTGCAAGCCTTTGGGCATTTCTGTATGAGGAACGGTAAACGCCTCGTCCGGGGTGGTAGTCCTTGGGGTTATCATCAATCCATTTGTAAGACTGACTTTCTTTGTCGTATATCCTACGTTTCCACACTCGCCCATATACAGGATTACCGTTTTCATCTTCGCCCACCTTTACACGGAAACGCCTGTACCATCTATCGGGGTCATTCAAATACTTCTGAATGGTGGTAGCCAAGCGATTTGCAGCCGTACCCTCGCCAATAGCCAAGTCAAGCGTATTCTCCAACTCTTTTTTGTAGGCTCTCGTGTATCGCCATACCCTTTGAGAAAGGTTCAATCCGCTTGCGCCAGTCTTTCTTGAAAAAAAGGCGTTCATTGCCTCTTGGTTGTGCTGAAAGTATTTTGCGAAGAATTGGTTTTCAATCGCACTTTCACCAAACACTGCTTTAACAAGTTCGTCTGTATGCTCGTTTGATTTGAGCCATTCCCTTTCTACTCCCTTGCGTATGGTCTGATAGATACGGCTATACATATTGCGCAACATGGGCGTTACTTGCTCGCTATACCCATAATCAGCAAAGGAGAACGGCTTTCCGCTCTCCAAATCTGTATTCTTCACCAAGTTAATAATCTGCATCATCACATCACGATACACCGCCCTTACGTTGGCAGCATACCCCTCTGTGCGCTTGAACAACTCGGCTTGCGCTTTCTTATAGTCTATCTTTGCCATTGGTCTTTACTTCTTGCTGAATTTCTCGCAAATGTCCCTTTCAAGAAACTTGGAGTATTGAAAGAACTTGCAACGGCACAAAATCATGTGTCCGTCAAGTGCCTTGCTGTGTGGGTCGTATGAGTGTTTGCAATCCTTGCACGACAACCCTAATTCCTTGGGCGATTTCGTTTTCTTAGCCATTGAATAAATTTTTAATCAGTTCTTCTTTCGTTGGGAAACACGCACTATCCAAGAAATACAAGTGCTGTGGGTTATTGCGTGTGCCTGTGTTGGTATGCTCCACGTTACGCACGAATGTACGCAATGAGTTACGGAACACCTCAATGCCAGCGATACGGAAACAATGCGGTCTATTGTTAAGCATAGTCCACACTTCATCACCTATGTTGTATTTTGTCTTTACTTCCATTATTCAGCCTCCCCGAACACGTCCATTTTGTTTAACTCCATTTGCTGTGCAAGTCTTTCGGCTTGCTCTGTCTTGATACGCTCCATTTCTGCCTTGCTGTCCTTTACAAGGTAGGACTTTTCAACATAGCTTTCAAGGCTCAATGCCCCATCGTTGTACTGCTTGGAAAGGTCGGCAAGCATTTCACTGACATCATCACCGAAAGGCTCTTGAAACTCATGCCCCAATTCAAGTGCATCATATTCAGCCTTGTGTCGGTAGTCAAGCACGTTGCCCATTATGGCTTTCATCAAGGAGGCGTGTCGGTTCATATACCCATCGTGCTTTTCCTTGTGTCGCTCTGCCTTTATGACTGCAAGCAACATCACCTTTCGGATAGCCTTTGCCGACAGGTTGCCGAGGCTTTTCATGTTGTCAAAGTCAATGTTTGGAGTGAACGACTTGGAAAGGATATGCTTATCCAACCGCTCAAACTGATTTTTTTTGCTCTCGCTTGCCTGGTCCCATGTGAGGTAACGCACTTCACCGCCATTTTTGAGGATAAAGAGTTTTGCCTCTTCCTCTGACTTGGGCAATGAGTTGAGGATTTCAGCGGTTGCCACCATTGCGGGATTGGCGAAGCGGTCGTTTACATCTGCATCCACGCTTTCCATTGTTTCCTCACGCTCAATCATCGGCTGTACATCTGCGTGTTCTGGCTCTTGCTCAAACAGCAACACAGGTATCTTGCCTATTGGGTTCGCCATTCTCTGAACTTCCCAACCGACATTACCACGCTTGCACAGATAGATTGTATCTGCCGTATATACATCTATGTGGTGAATGGTTCTGTTGCCTTGCTCTGTGAGGTAGTAACCCCAAGCAAAGGCTTTGAGCCGTCCGTATTGGTCTTTGAGCGTGTATAAATCATCATTGTTTTTTTTGCTCAACACATTCAGCAAAAGCCGTGGTGTATTGTCTGCATCCCTATAAACGTGGTAGAGAATGACAGCACACCCCTCTGCGCCCGCTGCTCTCTTGGCTTCACGCACGGCACTGTCAAAGCGTGTTTGGCGCATCAGCTCTTGATAAAAGTCAAATGCGTTGTCGGTGTTCTCTGAAAGTTGCGACCATTTTACAGGTCTGCCATACAGGAACACGAGGGCAATCTCATTGATGAATTTCTGGTAGGGGATAGGAATTTTGTTGCGCTTGCTCCATCGTAGGAAATCGCCCTTTTTGTCGAACACAGCCCTGTCCTTGCGCTCCATTACCTTGTGAGTGCTCACCTCGTACTCCAACAGATTACGGCTCGCCACCTCTGAACGGCTACTAAGCATAGCAACCGCCCTTGTTACATCGCCAGCGGTTAGAAGTTCATCGAAACTTTGCTGATAACCAATAGCCGCCTTTAACTCGTTTGTGATAGTCTGAATTATGCCCATTGTATGATATTGTTATGTTAAACCTAAAATCCTTTCTATGTTATCGGGTATATCCACTTCATTGTAATCAAACCAACAGCGCATCAAAAGCATATCTCGCCAGTCGGGAGAACAACCGATTTCAACCTTTATTTCTTCCTTGGGTTTGAGTTTCAGTTTGCCGTCACTGTCCGCTTTCCACGTTTGCAGTTGTTCAAGCTCTCTGATTATCTGCTCCCTTTCCACTTGGCTAACAATGTCCGCATCTATGCCTATTTCATTTGCATTGATGTGTTCGGCAAGTTTATAACCGCATTGTGTCTGTAAGTTTTGGTAGTTCTCGCCTTGCATCGGTGTGGAGTTGTTCACAAAGCCGTTGATGTCGCAGAAGTCCACCACGCCACCGCCCACACCGTCCTCATCTACAATGCACCTGTGGTTTGGTATGCGGTATTTCTTTTGCTTGGCGTTTATCCATGTCTGAATGTCCGTCAGCTTGCTTGTAGGAAAGCAAATCTTTTCAATGATGAAATATCCATCCCACACAGACAAACGTGCGTAGTCAGCACCAAATCGGGCAATATCGCCCGTTATGTAGTGCTTGCCTGTCCGTATGGCTAACTTGTTACCGAATATGGCGCATATATCATCATGTGAACAAAGGGCGTTGGGGTTATCGTCATACTCCCAATCTCCAAGAAACAGACGGGCAAACTTAACCTTGTCGGATGTCGTTTTCAATCCCTCTATATAGTCGGGGTCAATGAATGGGTTTTCCTGTACCAAGCAAGCAATGTAGTAGCGGTATTCTGCAAGCTGATTTGCCTTGTATGGCTTGTAGAAAATATCGTACATCCAATTTTTCTTGGGGTTACAGGTGATGAATAGCTTTCGCTTTAGTCCGTATTCTTCATTAAGGCAGCGACCGATACGAGTTTTCAGCGTGTCATACGCTCCAAAGTTCACCTCACCGCCCTCTTCAATCCAACCGCCTGTGAACTCAATAGAGCCGTAGCGTTCATATAATGGGTCAGACGGCTTATATTGCAAGTCAAGAAAATCAATGCGTGAGCCATTGTAAAACTGAATGTAGTTCAACTGTCCGTTGAAACTCCACAAGTCCTCTGGCACTCCATACATCGTGCAAACTCGCTTGAATGTGATGTAAGTTGATTGCGTGATACGCTTCAACTCGGCACGACCAATAAACCATTTTGTACCCGGATAGGCAAGACACATAAAGAGCAACCACACGGCACCCGTCCACGACTTTGCACCACCAGCAGCACCACCATACAGAATTTCAACGTGTTCGCTGTCTGTAAGTATGGTTAAGGCTTGCTGTTGCTTGTCGTGGTTCTTTCCGTCACGGCACGTTATAAAATCGAAACGACCACGGCGGAAAAGCTCCGTTTTGACTGCAAGAGCCATTGGCATTGATATGTCTTTATTGTTCCTTGCCATTCTTTGCGCTGTTCCTTATCTTGTCAAGTAGCATGTTATATGTTATCAGTTCATCATCGGACAGAGCCGACAAATCCAAGTTGTTAGACACATTGGCGTTTATCTCGCCCTCTATGTTTTGGGTAGCCTTGCCAAACACACGGTCAAAAAGCATTTCAACCGTGGATGTGCGACCGTACCGAATATCTGAATTTATTGCCGAAATGATGTTCAATACCCAAATGGGCGTGTCCTTGTTTGGCTTGCTCGGATTTTTGGGGTCTTTCAGTAGCGGTTCAAGTTCTGCTGTTGAACTCTCATAAAGGTGCTGTATGACTTTGAGTATTTCTTCTTTGCTGCTTTGTGGATTTACCTTTTTGCCTGTTGTGGATTGAATGTATTTAAGCACAGAAAGATTGCCCCGACCCCTTTTCTTGGGTTGGTTCTCGGATGTAAAGCGGTTGCCCTTTTTATTTCCTTTCTCAAATAGTGCCATTCGTTGTAAATTCGTTGATTTCTTTTTATAGTGTGTTCATTGAACACACTTAATAGCTGCAAAAAATCGGACAGCGAAAAACACCGCCCGACTTCTTCACTTGGTAAATCGGCTTTTATGCCTGTTCCTCTTGTGCTTTATACTTATCGTAGAACCAAGCGACCAAACCACCCTCCATGTAATTATCCAAATCGTCATAGGCATCCAGTTCTTCCATGAGTGCCTCGGCTTTGTCAATTACACCTGTGAGTAACTTTTGCTGTTCATCGGTAGCGTTCCACACCTCAATCTCACCATTCAGTTGCTGATTGATTACCTTAATCTCTTCAGCGGAAAGTTCAATCTTATTCATCGTTATACTGTTTTATTAAGTTGGTCGTTCTTTTATAGCTTGTATTTCTTGGCGATAGCCTTAACCGCCTTTGTGTATTTGTCGGACTTGCCATGTACTGCCTTGGTTACGGTTTCTGCCCAGAACTCGCTTACATTGGTTGTGGCATACTTGCCATAGCCTTTCTTTTTCTTGTCACGACTCCATTTCTTGTATAGGGCGTTTACTTCCTTACCTGCTGCCTTTTGGTTTGCGCCTGTCATGTGGGCGTTCCATGTAGCGTGTGCAAGTTCATGTGTTACCGTATGAGCAACAGGCTTGTTTGTGGTCGTACTCCAACCGCTTTTGTAATTCTTGGAGTGTTCCCTTGATACATTCTTTGCGCCTGTGTCGAAATGCTTTCTATCCAAGTACACAGCCTCGGACTTGCCGCCCCTTGTAACGTGAACACCATAGGCAGAACCGCCCAAATCGGCTAACTTCACGTTTCTTTGACGCACACCCATAACAGCATGATAACGAGATATAGCCTCTTTTGTCGCTTTGTACATAGCTTTGTCTTTCATTTCAACGAGTGAACCAACACGGCTTATTTTGCCCTTGTATTGTCCACCTCCGTCATTGGTTCCAGCCTTAACGCCAGCACTATTTCTTCCCATAGCTGTTTACTTTTGACGATAAAACAATGAGGGGTTGTCAAGTACGCTATCAAGCACCACCAATCCCTGTTCCTTTGCCTTGATTTCCTCTTTGAGTTTTTCAAGTTCTTCTTTTGTAAGTTGGCTTTCGGTCAAACCGTTTTCTTCCAACACTTGCTTTATTTTATCTTCCATATTGCAAAGTTATATATTTAGTTGTTCTTTTTACTATAATCCCATCCGTATTTCTTGGCAAGTATTTTCATAACCTTGTGGAAATGTGTAACTTCTGCTCTTGCTATGTTGCTTTCATTCCACCCTGTTTTGGTTAGATAACTATGCCCCTGTTTAGATACCGTTCTGTTCGCATCCGCAAAAGCCTTTGACGCAACATCTGCTGATACACCCCAACCGCCCTTTGGTCTTTTTACAGAAAACGTGTATGTCGGGGTTACGGCTCTCATTTCTTTTGCATTTACCTTAATGGCAGACCTTATATCATCGCTTGAAAACGAGTTACCTATGCGCCTAATGCCATTTGTGCCAAGTGAGCGAGGGTGATTGTGGGTCAATATACTATTTGCGGGTATCTTCTTAGGGTCGAACCGCACTTGTGCGCCCTTACCACCTATTGAAAAAACAATATCGCCCTTGGAGTTGAAAACGTGCAATGTTTCATCTTTGTTGCGTCTGTACTTCTGCTCCATGCCGACAATGTTCTTCACCATTTTTGCAGTATATCCCTTTTCTGTTGCTCCTTTGGACCCGCCAGAACTTCCACCCTTACCGCTTGATGTTACACCTCCGCTGTTCCTACCCATAGCCTACTTCTTTTTAGCGTTGATAAAATCGGTAATGTAGAGTAATCCGTGCTTTCGACAAAAGTCTTGGATTTCCTCACCACCACCATAAACCACCAAGTTAGGGCGTTCCAATCCGCTTATTTCCTGTGCAACTTGTAGGTCAGACTTCAAACTTTCCATCCAGCCATCCAAGCCACGGGTAAAGAAAGCGTTGTACCCCTTGGGG